TAACATCCTTGAGTTCATTGAAGGTTCGCTCAAGGATGTTGAGGCGATGCGGTACAAGGTGTGCGACAAGAACGACACGCCGTTGCAGAACATCATCGACGAGATTGTGGGCTTGTACCTGTCCACCATCTACAAGCTCAAGTTCCTCGCATAAGGAAACCGAGATGGAATTGTTACGCCCACTCATGGACTCGCAGTTTGCTGGCGCAAACGCGGCCTACACCGGCACTGCCGGATCTACGTCCACGTGGCCTGCTGGCCCGCAGGGCGTCCTCGTGACCTGCACGACCGCTGCCTACGTCCGCGTGGGTGAGAACGTGACGGCGACCACGGCTGACACTTACGTGCCTGCCAACACGCCGATTCTGTTCTACGTCCCGCAGCCTGGCGGTGGCGGTGGTACCGGTGCGGCGTGGCGTGTGAGCGCCATTCAGGTCGCCTCCGGCGGTACTGTCTACGCCAAGCCGTGTAACATCCGATGAGTTGGGGAGTCGCAACGCAGAACGGCGTGTCCGTTTCGATAGCGTCGATAGTGTCGCTATCCAGCGGTGCGACTGAATTCAGCCCTTACGATCTATTTACCGGCGGCGCGAAGGGCGCGTGGTACGACCCCTCCGACTACAGCACGCTGTTCCAAGACTCCGCAGGCACGACCCCCGTCACTGCGGTGGAGCAGCCTGTCGGGCTGATGCTGGACAAGAGCCAAGGTTTGGCGCTGGGAAGTGAGCTGGTCACTGGTTCTGCGTCTGCGTACAGCGGCAACGGAACGGTTGCAACGGTTGGCGATACGGTCACGGCAACCTGCACAACAAACGGCATTTACGGCATCACTTGGCTATCGACTTTTGTCAGCAACCTGTGGGTGCTTTTGACGGTTGAGGTTGTTACAAACTCCGCGTCTAAGTCTCTGCTCATCTTCCCTAACGGCAACTCAACTGCTCTTGCTGGCGGAACAACAACGGGCAGCAAATCGTTCATTGCACTTGCGCCGACCGCAACAGGTTCAACCCGCTGCCCGATTTTCTACATCAACGGCCTTGTTGGCGAGTCGTTCTCAGTTCGTCTTGTCAGCATCAAGTCTTATGCAGGCAACCACGCCTCGCAATCCACCGCCGCCTCTCGGCCTGTGCTGCGGGCGCGGTACAACCTGCTGACGTACTCCGAGCAGTTTGATAATGCGGTGTGGGCAAGAACGGGGCTTGATGCTTTCGGTTCCGGCTCTGTTGCCAACGCCACGACAGCGCCCGACGGCACCACAACTGCCGATTTTATTCGCCCCGGAACTACTTTGTCCGGGCAGCGGCTAATTCAAAATCCAGTTCCATCGCAGACGGCGCAAACGCTGTCGATTTACGTCAAAGCAAGCGGCTATTCAAAGGTTGCACTGAAAGAATCTCAAACAACCGGCAATTACGCATCGTTTGACCTTTCGAACGGCACCGTGCTGGCAAACACTGCTGGCGTTGGCACTTCAATCACTGCGCTGCCGAACAGTTGGTATCGAATCAGCATGACGCTTGCAAGCGCCACCTCATGTGGCCTGCAGGTTTCTGTGCTTGCACCTGTATACACGACCGGCGACCCAAATGGCTCCACGTTCTCCGGCGACGGCACCAGCGGCGTTTTTGTTTGGGGCGCAATGCTGAATCCCGGCTCCTCCGCCGGCACCTACCAGCGCATCGCTGCGGCGACCGATTACGCGACGGCGGGGTTCTTGCCGTATCTTGACTTCATCACTGACGACTCTTTCAGCACGGGAAGCATCGACTTTACCGCGACGGACAAGATGTTCGTTTGTGCTGGCATCACTAAAAACAGCGACTCAGGAACCGCTACTGTTCTAGAAGCAGGAACAAATGCTTACTCGTCGGCTGGGTTTAATTTGTTTGCGCCAAGAGACGCAACAGCAGCAACATACGGATTTAGCCTTTATCAAACGGCTTTGGCATCATACTCAGCGGCTACTTTTGCTGCGCCAATTACATCGGTTGTTTCGTGCGCTTATGACTATGCAGGCGCAACTATTGCCGATGAAATTAAGCCTAGAATAAATGGCGTTATTCCGTCATTGACGATTCAAAACGCAGGACCGGCAGGCACTGGCAATTTTGGTAATTACTCGCTGTATATTGGTCGCCGCAACAATGCATCGCTGCCGCTAAATGGGCGTATCTATCAGATGATTGTCTGCGGCAAGACCCTGAGCGCATCCGAACTCGCCAGCACTGAAGCGTTTGTCGCAACCAAGACGGGGGTGACGCTGTGAGCGCGGCCCTGAAAAATTACCTTTTGAGTCGCTGCAAGGTAAGCCAGGAAAGCGGCTGCTGGATTTGGGACGGCCCTGCTAGTAGAACTGGGCATGGACATTACACAAAAGACAAAAAGTCTTTGATGGCTCATTACGGAGCGTGGGTAGCGTGGAACGGCGACATTCCTGACAAGATGCGCGTAAAGCACAATTGCAGCAATCGCTTGTGCATCAACCCGCGCCATCTTCGGCTTGAGTACGTCAAGTGCTACAAAACACATGATGTTGAATACATTCTTGCCAACTCAAAGCCGAACGAATTGACTGGATGCCGCAACTGGCAAGGCAGACTCAATGCAAAGGGTTACGGCATCATTTCGGTTGGCAAGGCATCGGTGATGATGCATCGCGCAGCATGGGAATGCCAAAATGGTCCAGTGCCTGACGAAATGATGGTATGCCATCGTTGCGATAATCCGCGATGCGTGAATCACGAACATTTGTTTATTGGAACGATTGCCGATAACCATGCGGACATGGTTTCTAAAGGAAGGCAGCAGAAAGGAAGCGGTCACTATCGGGCCAAGTTAACTGAAGCGGATATTGTTGCCATTCGCAATTCCGCCGAACAAAAGCCTGCGCTTGCTAAAAAATACGGCGTCTCTTACGCAACAATTAAAAGCATAGTAAATCGCCAAAATTGGAAGCACGTATCATGAGCGATTGGTCGTTCAGAACTTTAATTTGCACCGCCGCCACCGCGCCGCTGGCCCGCGACATCGCCGCGACTCTCTCGCCATCCGGCGGGCAGAATATGTGGCTCACGGGTTTGTCTGCTACGGGCACCGCGCCTGCAACGCACTACGTCTCGACCGGCCTCATCTCGCCTGAGTTCGCCATGCTCGTTCCCGAGCAGGTGTGGGAGCAGGACGAGGCTGGCGACTGGGTGCAGACGGGCAGCAGCCCCGGCGACCCGGTGCTGTGCTACCAGATGTGCGTCGCTGCGGGCATGAGCGTGACGCAGGCGCAGATTGACGCGGTGTACGCCACGGCGGATGTCACGCAGCAGGAGCCGTTCACGGCGTTTGCGCGGATGGGCTTGCAGATGGTGCAGGTGCCGCTGTGAGAGCACCTCGCGTCCGCAAGGCACGCCACGTTGTCCGGTGGTTCCTGAAGGCTGCTGGGCGGTACGCCGTGTGTCTGCCGCCGCGTGGGATCTACGTGCTGCCCGGACGGGCTGGTGAGCCGGGATTGCTGCAACACGAGTTGGTGCATTGGCAACAGGCCAGGCGCATGGGCGTCATCAAGTTTTACGCCGTCTACCTGTGGTACACGCTGCGGTACGGCTACTGGAACAACCCGCTGGAACGGGAGGCCCGTGAAAACGGACTTGCCGACCAGCAAAATTGACTTGCCAAACAACGGGAGTATGATGGCTCCCAACCGTACTGGTGAGGAACACCAGGGATTCCACGGAATCAACCATGTCTGAAAATGCTGATGTTGAAGTTGTAGCGGTTGACCCCGCGCCGGAACAGGTCGCCACGGCAGCACCTGAACCCGTCGTAGAAACGCCGGAAGCAGAAAAGCCTACAAAGACGTTCACTCAAGAGGAGTTGGACGCAATTGTTGGCAAAAGGCTTGCTAGAGAGCAGCGTAAGTGGGAACGGGAACAGGCCCTGAGAGCCGCACAGGCTTATCCGGAAGCGCCCGCTGAACTACCGCCTGCCGATCAGTTTGAATCCGTGGACGCCTACGCAGAAGCGTTGGCTTCCAAGAAAGCGGAAGAACTGCTTGCCAAGCGCGAAATGCAGCGTATGCAGATGGATATGCAGCGTCAGTTCCTTGAACGTGTTGACGAGGCGATGGACAAGTACGACGACTACAAACAGGTCGTTGAGAACCCCTCGCTCCGCATCACGCCCATCATGGCAGACACCATCCGCGCAAGCGATGTTGGCCCCGACGTAGCGTACTACCTCGGTTCCAACCCGCGAGAGGCAGACAGGATTGCCGAACTTCCGCCGTTCCTTCAGGCAAAGGAGATTGGCAAGTTGGAGGCCAAGTTGGTCGCCAGCCCGCCAGTCCGCAAGACCACTTCTGCGCCTCCGCCTATCGCACCTGTGTCCAGTCGTAGCAGCAGCAGTCCGTCGTATGACACGACCGACCCGCGCAGCATCAAGGCCATGTCCACTTCCGAGTGGATTGAGGCAGAACGGCAGAGACAGTTGCGGAAGCTGGAAGCGCGGCGTTGATAACACCGCAACTTCTCAAAATGTAACAGGAGAGAAATGTGAGCAATTCATTGCTGACGATTGACATGATCACGAGGAAGGCTCTCGAGATTAATTAATGGTCTCGGCCAGCGGTAACGCTGGTGCAAATTAACCGTGTGAATTCGGTGGACATCTTGGCAACAAGACAACACCGAGCCAAGCCCAGAAATGGGAAGGCGTAACGACTATCCCGAAAGGGAGTACGGACAAGTGTCCGGAAGCGCACGGCTCCTGCTACGGCAGGATGAAGAGATAGTCTGCTCTGCAAGGTGACTTGCAGCAGCCCGAAAGGGCGGTCAAGGAGTAACGAACCTTGGCGAACATCTGGCCTTGAGAATAACTTGACTTTGACGCGCAACGTCAACCGCGCTTACGACGATTCGTTTGCCGTGGAAGGCGCCAAGATTGGCTCTACGCTGCGTATCCGTCTGCCGGATCGTGCGCTGGTCACCTCGGGCGCTGCGCTTCAGGTTCAGGACGACAACGAGCAGTACACCACGCTCACTGTGTCCAACCAGGCGCACATTGGCGTGAACTTCACGACTGCCGAATTGACGATGCAGTTGGACGACTTTGCCGAGCGCGTGCTCAAGCCGCGTGTCAGCCAGTTGGCCTCCTACGTCGATGCGGACGTTGCGAACGCTTACAAGAGCATCTATCAAGCCGTTGGCACGCCGGGCACGACGCCGGGCACCTCGGCTGTTCTGCTTGCTGGTCATCAGAAGCTGAACGAGATGGCTGCTTCGCAGAGCAACCGCTATGTGACCGTCAACCCGGCTGGCAACGCTGGTCTGGTGGAAGGTCTCAAGGGCTTGTTCAACCCGGTTTCGACCATCAGCCGTCAGTTCAAGACCGGCATGATGGGCGAGGGCGTCCTCGGCTACGACGAAATCAATATGTCGCAGTCGATTCAGACGTTCACGACTGGTTCGCGTTCGGGCACCATCCTTGTCAACGGCGCTGTGTCCACGCAGGGCGCGACCACCATCAGTTTTGACGGTGGCACGGGTTCGGCTACGGTTGCAGTGGGTGACACGTTCACCATCGCTGGCGTCTACTCGGTCAACCCGCA